AAGTTGATCAAGTCGAAGAGAAAAAATACTCCCAGGCTGAAATTGATGCGATGATCGGCAAACGCCTCGCAAGAGAGCAACGTAAGTGGGAAAGAGAGCAAGCAAATCGGTCTGCCGAAACGCAAATCGTGAAAGCTGCACCAACTGCGTCCGTTGACCAGTTTGAAAGCCCTGAAGCCTATGCGGAAGCATTGGCATATCAGAAAGCCGAAGAACTATTGGCCAAACGTGAAGCGGCAAAGCAGCAGTCGCAAGTTCTTGAGAGTTATCACGACTTGGAAGAAGAAGCTAGGACTAAGTATGACGACTTTGAACAAGTCGCCTACAACCCTAAACTTCCGATCACAAACGTGATGGCAGAAACGATCCAGTCTTCGGACGTTGGGCCTGAGTTAGCGTACTATCTCGGCTCTAATCCAAAAGAAGCAGATCGCATCTCACGCATGTCGCCACTCAGTCAGGCGAAGGAAATTGGGAAAATTGAGGCCAAATTGGTTTCAGCGCCCCCAGTTAGAAAAACAACATCTGCGCCAGCGCCGATTTCACCTGTCACCGCACGCTCCGCTGGAGTGTCGGCCTACGATACAACTGATCCTCGGTCTACCAAGTCCATGAGTGCGTCAGAGTGGATTGAGGCCGAGCGCAAACGACAAGTGAAAAAGTGGGAAGCACAGAACCGCTAATTTTTTTAAAGGACTTTTAAAATGTCAAACAGTATTCTGACGATCGACATGATCACAAGAAAATCTCTCGAAATCCTCGAGAACAACCTTGTGATCACCCGTAACGTGAACCGCCAGTACGACGACAGCTTCGCTGTTGAAGGTGCTAAGATCGGTTCAACCCTCCGTATCCGTTTACCTGACCGCGCTTTGGTAACTGACGGCGCCGCCTTGCAAGTGCAAGACGACAACGAACAGTTCACCACTTTGACCGTTGCCAGCCAAAAGCACATCGGTGTCAACTTCACATCTGCTGAATTGACCATGCAATTGGATGACTTCGCAGAGCGTGTGTTGAAGCCTCGTATCAGCCAGTTGGCATCTTCTATTGATGCTGATGTGGCCAATGCGTACAAAACCATTGGTAACACCGTTGGTACACCTGGCACCACTCCTTCTACTTCTTTGGTCTTGCTCCAAGCCCAGCAGAAGCTGAACGAGAACGCAGCTGTGATGTCTCCCCGTTACGCTACCGTGAACCCTGCTGCTAACGCTGGCTTGGTTGAAGGCATGAAAGGTTTGTTCAATCCTACAGACACTATCAGCAAGCAATTCAAGAACGGCATGATGGGCACTGGCGTGTTGGGCTTTGACGAGATCAACATGTCTCAGTCTATCAAGCAACACACAACTGGCTCTCGCGTTGCCACCGGCAACTCTGTGACCACCACTGTGACTTCTCAAGGCGCTTCTAGCATTGCTTTAACTATCGGCTCTGGCCTGACAGTTAAAGCCGGTGACGTGTTCACCGTTGCTGATTGCTTCGCTGTGAACCCACAAACCCGCGAGTCTACTGGCTCTTTGTTCCAGTTCGTTGCTTTGGCTGACGCCACTGCCAGCGGCACTGCAATTGTTGTGTCTGTTGCTCCTATCTACACCGCCGCCAATGCTTTGGCTACCGTTGACAGCTTCCCTGTCTCTGGTAAGGCTGTCGTGTTCGTAGGCGCTGCTTCTAGCCAGTACGCACAGAACTTGGTATACCACAAGGACGCCATCACCTTTGCAACTGCTGACTTGCTGTTGCCACAAGGTGTTGACATGGCTGCTCGTGCTGTTCACAACGGAATCTCCCTAAGAATTGTGAGGCAATACGATATAAATAACGATAGAATGCCTTGCCGTATTGACGTTTTGTACGGCTTCAACACGATCCGCCCACAAATGGGCTGCCGTATCTGGGGCTAATCTGATTGGGGCTTCGGCCCCTATCTCTGTTCTTAATATTGAAAGGAAATTATCATGGCTCTCCCTAATGGTGCTGGTGGTTATCAACTCGGTGACGGTAATGTCGGCGAAGCACAACTGTTCGTTCAAGGCGCTCCAACAGCTTTGACTGCTGACGCAACTTTGACCGCTGCTCAATTGGCAAATGGTTTGTTTACCAGCGACTCTGCTGCCGACATCACTGCAACTTTGCCCACCGTGGCTTTGTTGGAAGCTGATATTAGCAGCGCTGCTAAAGTGAACGCTGCTTTTGAGTTTGCAATTGTGGTTGTCGATGCTGCTTATCAAGTCACTGTTGCCGCAGGCACAGGCTGGACTTTGGTTGGAAACATGGTTGCGTTGGAAAGCACATCCGCCCGTTTCCTCGCCCGTAAAACCGGCGAAGGTTCTTGGACTTTGTATCGTATTGCCTAAACTTAAATGGGGGCTTCGGCCCTCATTTTTAAAAGGAAACAAAATCATGCCAAATACTATTGCTGTAGGCGTTGCGTTTGAAGACGCACAACTTGACGGCGCAATTATGGGTAAATCTGGCGGCACAGCAGGTTTTTACGGCGCTACGCCGACAACTAAACCTGCGGCCAACACTGCTGCCTTAACTACAATCACGTCTACTGCACCCGGCACGCCGGACTTTGCAATTCAAGACTTGACTCAAACAACCCCATTTGGTTTTGTTACCAAAGACGAGGGTAATTCAGTTCTGGCGGTGATTGCAAATTTGCAAGCCCGTGTAGGACAGTTGGAAACTAAACTTCAAACTCTTGGTTTGTTGGCTTAAACTAAATGGGGGTTAATCACCCCCATTCTTAAATTATGATCATTTATCTTGAACATCCCGAACATGGCGCCAAAGTGGCGACTATGGATTTAGAGGCTGAGATGGATGAAAGAAATGGCTGGACTCGCTATAATCCAGACACGCCTTCTGAAACTGAAGCGGCTCCTGTGAACGTGCTGGAAGTTAAACGCCGTAGAAAAACCACTGCTGAGGTTTAAAAATGACAACGTACACCGCTGGCCAACAAATCGAACGGGCGCTTAGACTTCTCGGTGTGCTTGCTGAAGGTGAAACGCCCTCTGCGGCTACGTCACAAGACGCCTTGATGGCGTTCAATCAAATGATTGATTCGTGGAACACAGAGCGTTTAGCCGTGTTTTGCACACAAGATCAAATCTTCACATGGCCAGCAGGCTTAATTAGCCGCACCCTTGGCCCAACTGGTGACTTTGTTGGCCTTCGCCCCATTTTGCTTGATGACGCTACATACTTTAAAGCAAACAACGGCGTGTCTTATGGCATCAAGATGATTAACCAACAGCAGTACAACGGTATTGCTGTTAAGACCGTGACTTCTACTTACCCACAAGTTATGTGGGTAAACATGACGTTTCCTGATATTGAGATATATCTCTATCCAAGGCCAACGCAAGACTTAGAATTTCACTTTGTATCGGTTGAAGAACTAAACCGCCCCGCCACGCTATCCACGGTGCTGTACTACCCACCAGGCTATCTGCGTGCGTTTACATACAACTTGGCCATGGAGTTTGCTCCTGAGTTTGGCGTTGAGCCAAGCCCACAAGTGCAGCGCATTGCCATGACTTCTAAGCGTGACTTGAAGCGCATCAACAACCCTGATGATGTGATGGCACTGCCTTACGCATTGGTGGCCAACCGCCAGCGTTTCAATATCTATGCCGGTAACTACTAATGAAGACGCCGATTCTTGGCTCTACTTATGTAGCGCGGTCTGTCAATGCGGCAGACGCTCGGATGGTCAATCTGTTTCCAGAGATCGTCCCAGAAGCTGGTAAAGAGCCTGCGTTCCTGAACCGCGCCCCTGGCCTAAAACTGCTTAACACCGTTGGCAACGGCCCAATCCGTGGCCTTTGGGCTTTTTCGTCTAGCGACAGCACAGCCTTCGTGGTGTCAGGCACACAGCTTTACAAGATCAACACATCGTATGTGGCCACGCTAATCGGCACGGTGGCCGGTACTGGGCCAGTCAGCATGGCTGACAACGGCACGCAATTGTTCATTGCGGCCAACGGCCCCAGCTACATCTACAACAACACAACAAACGTTTTTGGCCAGATTACCGATCCAGACTTCCCAGGCGCTGTGACTGTCTGTTATTTGGATGGTTACTTTGTGTTCAACCAGCCCAATAGCCAGTTGCTGTGGGTGACACAGCTGCTAGACGGCACATCCATTGACCCACTTGACTTTGCCAGTACCGAAGGCTCTCCTGATGGCCTGATTGCCGTGGCGTCCAACTTCCGCGAAGTGTGGGCGTTTGGCACTAATTCGATTGAAGTCTGGTTTGATTCTGGCGCAACAGATTTTCCATTGCAGCGCATTCAGGGCGCGTTTAATGAGCTGGGCTGCGCAGCCCCTTACTCTGTAGCCAAGATGGACAACGGCCTGTTCTGGCTTGGCCGTGACCGCCGTGGCCAAGGTATTGTCTACCGCGCCAACGGCTACACCGGCGTTCGCATCTCAACTCACGCTGTTGAGTGGCAGATTCAGCAGTATGCTGACATGTCAGACGCCATTGCCTATACTTATCAGCAAGACGGCCATAGTTTCTATGTACTGGTTTTCCCTAGTGCTAACACCACTTGGGTCTATGATGCGGCCACACAAGCCTGGCATGAGCGTGCAGGGTTTGCTGACGGCAACTTCACACGCCATCGTGGCAACTGCCAGATGGCGTTTAACAACAGTATTGTTGTTGGCGATTTTGAAAACGGCAACATCTATGCGTTTGACCTAGATGACTTTAGCGACAACGGCAACATACAAAAGTGGCTACGCTCATGGCGTGCATTGCCAACTGGCCAAAACAATCTGCGCCGCACGACCCAGCACATGATGCAACTTGATTGCGAGTCTGGCGTTGGTTTAAATGGTTTTATTGTCAATGAAACAATTTATTTGCAAACAGAATCCGATGATTATTTAATTACCGAAAACGGCGATTATTTAATTGCAGAACAAGAAGCAATTGCTACTCAAGGCGCTGATCCACAAGTCATGCTGCGCTGGTCAGACGATGGTGGCCACACATGGTCAAACGAGCATTGGGCATCCATGGGCAAGATCGGACAGTATTACAAACGTGTAATCTGGCGGCGCTTGGGCATGACCGTCAAACTGCGTGACCGAGTGTATGAAGTGTCTGCCACTGATCCTGTGAAGATTGCCATCATGGGCGCAGAACTAATTCTGAGTCCAACGAATGCCTAGCCCTAACGCTACGCCGACGCCGATCACGCCACCACGAGTGCCGTTGATTGACCCTCGCACGGGTCTGATTGACCGCGCCTGGTATTTGTTCTTTCTGTCGCTACAAGACATAGCAACTTCCGTGGTCGATGATGGCGGTACTGGCGCTGACGCCATATCCTTGCTTGCGTCTTACGATGCGGCTTTATTGTCAGTCAATCAAGAGTTGCAGACCTTGCCGCCAGTGGTTACCTTACCAGTCCCTGACGTATTGACTGACTGCTGTTCTGCCTTAGAGTCCCAAGTGGCCGAAATGCAAAAGCAGATCGAGGCGTTGCAAGTGCAACCCATTGTTGACACCG